GATCTTTTTCTTCTCGCTGACTCTTAGGGTTGCTAACCCTAGCCATATAAACAATGAGGTTTTCTGCATCAGGAGTCTTAGTGATCAAAGAGATCCGATCTTGCGTAATGCTCACTAGTACTGGTTTAACGGCTTTAGAAGCTTAATACATATTTTTACCAGGTGGTTAACCAGTGGTAAAAGATAACAGTAAAAAACCTTTAAAAAGAAACCGTTTAAAACCGTTTTAAAATCCTTTATAAATAATTATAACCATACTGGTTGAGGGGTGTGTTTTTGCTGTGCCAGTTAAGCAGCTGTAAACTGGCGTAAGTATCTAAAGGGGGTCTTTATGGAAGAGGAGGCATCAGAGGCTTTAATGCCGTTTGAGCTGAACGGTCGTGCTATTCAGTTGATTCTTAAGTCTGTATCGTTTCACCTTGAGAAATGGCCAGGTGGTCATCCAGTTGAGCAGCAGGAACTAATGGACATGAAGTTTTTGTTTACTGCAGCTAACCTGGAGTACCAGTTTCGTTCTAATTGACCTTTAGAAGCCCCTAGAAGGCCCTTTAACCACTTGTCAGGTGTCCTACAGCCCAATCCAATTAGCACCCCCTCCAGACGCTCCTAGGGCCTTCTGAAGGTCTTCAAGGCTTTGAGCGTAACCAATAGCATCAATGCTCAAGCCTTGATCACCTTGAATAAATTTTCGTTCTAACTCCCACTGCTCTGCATAACGGGCATCCATAGCTTTCTTTTCTGTGGTTGCCATGGACTGCGTAAAGTAATGGACAGCCATTGCAAGGGCATCTAAACGGTCATCATGCTTGATCGAATTCTTTTCCTTTGTTATACGAGTAAGTTGCCAGAACAGTTGGTATTGCGATCTAGTTTCACCTGGATAGCATTCCGTGGTTCTAAAATCTTCAGTAATTATGTCAGTGTCAATCATGAGCCTGTGTTGGTTCATGACTGGCTCAAGAGTGTCAATAATCCTGACTTCTTTCTGTTTATTGTGTCGGACCTCTTCGATGGAGCAGGGGTAAATGGTTCCCAAATAGCGCTTCAGCAGTTCACTGAACATACCGAGGCCAAGGTTACTTTCAACGATTATTTGTTTGACCTCGTACTCTTTGGCCAGAAGTGCGAGCTTTTTAAGGTTCGGCTCGCTGTAACCGCCTCTAAAACCCCCAGAAGCAAGGAGAAACAGATTGCCGTTAAGGTAGGCCACTACGGCATACCCAAGCTCATCAGAGCCCCTGCCAGAAGGGTCTACGGCCATTACTACACCCGTATAGTCAAGAAACTCCGAACCAATTTGAGCAGGTTTGTAAAACAGATCACCATGCAACCCTACGGATGGTAGATCTAGTGCTTTATCACCGTTAGCCAGCCAAACTACTTTGTCAGGGCCTTGTTTACGGTTTAAACGGAACACACACAGGTCACGTAGCTTGAGTGGAAATCTTTCCTCATCACTCAGGCTGATGTCCAGCAGAAACTGCAGGTTAAACGTTGATTTACCGATTGATTGCTGTCGAGCGTCTAATTCTTCCCAACCAAAACGTCCGGGGTCTACAGGGTGACCAGCCAGGCTTTTATCGTCTTCAAGATCGGTACAAAGCTTTGGAGCTAGCCGTTCACCGTAGTAGTTCTTATGCTTTTTAGCTGTGGGGTACAGAGCAGGCCAGATACGGCATTTGTAACCAGCGATCTCTAGCTTTGCGTAAATCGAGTCAGTAGTGTGTGGAGTGCCGAGAAACACAATTTCACCACCAGGTTTAATCACCGAGTCAAACTCTTTGATTGATTCCCGCAGTTTGTCTCGAATCAGCTGCGTTTCGCATGACTGCGGGGTCTCTACGTCATCAGCGACAATTAGATCTGCACGAGAACCAGTAATCTGGCCAAAAATGCCGCTAGAGCGTACTGACGGGCTCTGGTCAGGCTTTGCTCCGTAGACATCAAACGCAACCTTTGAGAAGCGTTGGGTATCGCTAGGAAACAGGTCTTTGACCATAAACCAGTTACGCAGCAAATCGTGACAAAACACTGAGAAAGCGTCTGCACGGTCTTGTGCTGCAGAGATCACCAATACCTTTGTGTCTGGATCTTTACGCAGCCTCCACAGCACGTAACCAGCTGTTAAGAACGATTTACCGCAACCACGGTACGCCATAATGATGCGGCGATCAGGACCGTGCTGCAGGTAGTCAGCTAGTTGATATTGAACTGGTGTAGGACTAGGAAGCCGCAGGTAGTGCCAGAGGTGTGTAGCAAAAACTGGAAAGCTAGCTACAGCTTCCTTAATTATCTTCTCAGTCTGTAGGTTCTTTCTCGGCACGGCCTGCCCATTTAATTACGTGACTTAAGTTGTTTTGCAACACAAAAGTCATTTTGACGAACTCTAGCGCTAATTCTTGTAGTTCTTCTCTAGGTACGTAGGGAAGCTCTCTTTTCATACGCTCTAAGCGCAATTGTTGCTCCATTGCCAACTCAAGGAGGGGGGCAGGAGGGACATCCACTCTGTGATTTTCCATTCGCGTGTTGCTGAGTACTTTTCGTGGTCTCTGTACCATAGCTGCCATTGTTGACTTCCCTTATCTTGGTTGCAACATTTACAAGCTGGTACAAGGTTGGTTGCGAAATCTTCACCTCCTAGTGATTTTGGTTTTACATGGTCAAGAGTTAACGTGTCAGTTTTAACTCCGCAATAAGCGCACTTGTTGTCGAAAGCGTCTTTGATTCCTTGTTTCCATAACTTAACTGCCTCACGACGTTGTAAAGACTGCAAGGTGGCCATAGCGCCATCGGGGGTCATATACACAAAACCCCCAGCAGGCGAGTAAATCACCATACCGGGGGCTTCATTTGATACATATAGGAAACAGGGTTCCTAAGCACCAATATAAGACCTAACTTTCTTTAAGTCCACATCTGGAAGTGCAGAAATCATTTCAGAGATAGCAGAAACATCACCACCGTTAAGAGCAGTAATACCCTGGTCTTTTAGAAATTTAATAGCGTTAGCCAAGTCAGACGCTTTAACGTCTTCACGATTAAGTTGATCAATTAGCTTCATTGCAACCAAACGGTGCAAGCTATACAGATCATCCTCAGATGCAAGACCCTCGGATTTATTTAGAGATTTTTTTGGAGAAGCTGCCATAAAGTACCTTGAACGTTTTCAATCCCAATTGTACGAGACCGTTTTCTTTTAGTTTAGATGCACCGATTAGTTCGGATACAACAAAAGCAAGTGACCAAAGAGTGGCCACAACAGTAGGGTCAGAAAAGTCCATAGTTAAAAAATGCAGAGTTGTGCTCGTTCCCAATAATAAACACGGTCGTCAATGCCGTTAAGGCCGCCGTTAAGGCGCCTTGTAGCAGCATAGACATCACCAGTTTTGCAAACGTTAAGGTAATCGTTATCGACGATCCACTTGTAAGCACAAAGAAACGGATATTTATTAGCTGTGTAATCTGTGCCTTCTTCCATAATGTTTGGATCTGGCGTACCACGCTCTGTCATCCAATCACTAAATGCTTGGTGATTTGCACGTCCAGTCAGCTGAATAGGGCCACAGCCACGGTACATAGGGCCGTCACCAGCATGAACGTTGCCAAGATCATTTCGACCATTTAAATAGTACCCAGGGTCTATTTCTTTCATATAAACAAAACCAGCACTTTCGTGTGACATCTGTGCGACAAGCATTTGCCTTGCAACCAGATTTTCATTAAAACCGGTGGCGTCAAACAACGCCTGCATATCATCTAGAAAAACGTAATCGAAAGCTTTTGCGTCGTGTCCTGTTAATTTAGACAGCATTGAACCTGTCACCTGATGCGTTAACCGCACAGGAGTTTGCTTAGGACCAGAACGCCAAAGGTCAGCAAATTTAGCCAGCACACCAGGCGATGTGTGGTCTTGCAGGAAATCTAGAGCGTCGTTTTGGTGTGGCTTTTCGTTGTAGTACTTCGCAACATCACGAAGAGAGATGTCGGCCATTGAGTAAGATCCGATCGAGTTTTTCATCAATGCGCTGGACCTGTTGTTCCAGCTTGTTCATCATAGGAACCAACTCATCCTTTCTCACAAAATCTTTGTGAAGCGTGGTTTCTATACCGTCTAAACGAGAATCCATTGAATCAAAACGCTTACTAATGTAAGCAAAAGCTCCGCCACCTATGCCGCTGACGCCAAGAAATAGGGATAGGACGAAGGACGGGTCCATATTAAATCTTGTACTTTGACCTAATTTTTTGCATGTTCTTTTTGATCTGAGCACCAGCAGGAGTGTGATCCATGCCGTAGCGGTACAGGCGATCTTCGATTTCCTTTTCGCTCATGCGGTAACCAGGAGAACCTGCAACTTGTACAGACCCGCGCATTTTGTAACCTTTCTTTTTCATTTTTTAGGCACGCAATTGGGTACAGGCTTACCGCCTTTCTTTTTCATACCAACCATTTCGTACCCCTTCCAACAGGGGCCTTTTTTACCTTTTTTAGCCATTTTTAGTTTTGTACCCTCTTTTCATACTACATTCACTGCACTTCTTACCTTTAGATTTTTTAGGTTTTTTTGACCCAGTTTTTTCGTAATGTCCAGGCATGGTAATTAAGTCAAAAGATTAAGGCAAATTTTAGACGTATGTAACTTAAATTTTTCATGAATCCGTAATCTGTCTCGATGATTTTCTGGTCGAGCAAAAAACGGATCTGCATACAAAACGTCTACAGCTTCATTATATTGCTTGCAAGTCATCTCCCAATCTGTGTGATTGTTAATAAAAAGAAGACTAGCAAGCAATACTAATTTCATTGGTCTAGCTTAGGCCAAGGAGTAAGGTACGGTTCAGGATTGACAACCATAGTGTCGGTGTCTCGGTCATAAACCTGTGTAGAAGCCTTCATAAGGGCTTCTAGCTCTTCAGTAGTAGTTACAGAAGCAATCTCTACTTCACGAGCGTTACAGACGGTTCTAACGGCTGCTCGGTAAGTGCTGACATCAGCAGGGACATCAACACCAGTTTCAGCTTTGCGAGTAACGTACCAATCGGTGTTAGAAAGCATTTGACCGGCAGTGATCTTTTGCTCAGCAACAAAGCCAGTTTTTAGCCCTGTGTACTCGTTACCCCTTTCATCAATGCCATCATCAACAGGGCGCGGATTGCCTGCGCTGTAGTAATACCGAGAATCAAACGGTGCAGGGTCAGGTTCGTAAGTAATACCGACTCGCGCTTTGTCTTCGTTAGAAGAAAGTTTAAGCCAGTTAGACGGGTATTGAGTCCCGTTGCTGTCAGTAAATGATCGTCCTTGCCGCAGTTTGCGGCCATCAAGCAAGTAAGGCATGGTGATTAACGTGCGGTAGCGGGTGGAGCGTTTTCGCCCCCGAATGGATTACGCGCCCAAGCCATGTAAATGTATGTACCTCCACTGGCGCCTAACACGCTGCCACGCCATTTGAAGCCATTTGATAAATGATCAATTCTGTAAGCTGCGTTAGTCGATCCCTCCGCACCACTGTTGTCTGCCTCAATCCACACTTCATCTGGATTGCTAGTGGCGCGTGTAGTGTCCCGTAAATGCCAATTACTTGTAGAATCAACTCTTTTTATAATTAGAAGAGCCGGTGTGAAACCTAGATATACAAAAGCATTGTCATCACTAGAGCCATTGCCCGTGTACGTGCCAAATTTTGAATATCCTTCCACAGAGTGCCAGGCATACATTATTCGCCCAGGACCATCACTGCCATTTCCTGCAGTACCTAAACTAATAACTGAATTTGTAGGTGCGGTGTCATTCCAAACAGCTGAACTTGTCGCAGCAGCAGCAGTATCACCAAGCGGCACATACTGTGTTGCGGGTATGCCTGTGTGCCACGCATAGAAAGCACCGCTAGTAGCATTGACAGAGTTTTTGTTAATAAAAAATTCAGGCGCTTCGGTTAAACCGTGTCCCACTGTTCCTGCAGCATTAGTGCCAGTCCAGCTGATAATTGAAAAACCTGCGTCTGTGTTAGCAGCAACTTGAGCAGTCAGCGTGCCATCAGTATTTTCAGCAGCAGTACCGTCTACATTCCAGCACCAAGCAACAGAATTACCAGTAGGAGCTGAATAAGTTGCGACCGTTAGATTAGGGCAATTCAATGCTGAGTTGCTACCCCTGACGCTATCAACGAGCTGGTGCTGATTGCTATTTGCCCTGTCCTTAATCCACCAGAGACCGTTGGAGAAGGCTGTTTGTGCAGCAGTCAGGATGTTGGCACCAGTGTCAGTAATTGCCTGAAAGTGATCGCTGCCATTCTTAATCGTTGGCTCAGGCAGGCTGTTGGTTGCTACATGTTGATAACCAGTGGGCTCAAACAAAAACGGCATTTG